TTATATTTTCAATTGTACTATCTATATCTATCCTATGACCATCATAGACTATCTTATCTGATAATGCTGCCCTTTGTTCTTCTGTGAACTCTTTTAATATACGGCTTTTGGTATAATTAGATATTATGGTAAAGACGTCATTGGAAGTAAGGTTTTCACCACCAAGATAGTTGTCTATCGTGAGGTTTGTCATTATAAGATGCAAGGCATTATTACGTCTTTGTATTTTATTTTCATCGTTGTATTGTATAATAGCATCTTTCATTTCTGATTCCGACAGATTTACATCTACATCCAAGAAATAATTGTTTATATAATTTATCATCTCATCTTTTGTCATGTTGACAATATCACTTGTCTCATCAAATAATGCAGACTTGCCTATTTCCATGTCGGCAGGAGAATATGTACCTCTATATATGGTATTGGATTCTTCTGTGGTACTATTACTCGTTACATATAATTTCTTGCCTTGATGTTCATTTAAAGTCTCATATTTAACATCATTATGTTCTGCAACACCTTCTATAAATAACAAATGTAATACAAGTTTTCCCGATAACTTATTTCTTGTTTCCCATTGTAAAGCATTTAAATTATTCATAAATGACTTGTATTCGGTTATCCTTTGTTCCTTGTTTTCGCTATTACCGGTAAAAAGTCTTTCCAATTCTATGGACACTTCATTTATACTGTGTTCGTATTCCAAGTTAGGATCTTCATGTTTAAGTGAAGGACCGTAAAACGATAGCAACATATCTTTCTTTTTCTCCTCATACTCTTTGAGTATGTTCATTACTTCTACGGAGTTTTCATCTAGTCTCCTTGCTTCATCATTCCTTTGTTCTTTCGGGAATTTATCAAGGTAATCGTTTATTTTCTTGGCAACAGTACCTTCTAATCCTTTTGCTTTTTCATCAACGGAAAATATATTATTCTTCTCATGGAATATCTTTGGTAAAAATATACTGCCATTATCCCTTCCTATTGTTGAAAGATAAATGTCGTTATTCGATATTTGAGCCGCCATATATCTTGTATTCTCTTTTTCTCTCGTATATCCGTTCTTACGCAGATTAAGAAGCATGACATCCATAGCTTCCATATCTCTCTGTTGTTTAGCGTTGATATCTTCTTTAGCTTGCAACAGTCGTTTTGTTATTTCGTTATCATATGTATGTCCTTGTTTTACCGATTCACTATTACTTATAGACAGATTTTCCAATGCCCATAGATAAGCATTTGTATTAGCCATATGTTGTGATGCTATCTCCATAGTCCTACTTAATGCATCCATCATATCCGCATCTAGATTATTATTTTTATTTTCCTCAATAAAGTTCAATAAATCCGATATGGTGAAATTTCGAAATATAAGGGGTAATTCCGAAGGGTTATTTACGAATGATGCAAGATACATGTCTCCATTTATAGTGTCTAAAACACGTTTAAAAATGGCTTCTATGGCTTTCTTTTCTTGTTCTCCCTGTATGCCGTCGGAATATATACCATCAAGCATATCTATACCTATCTGTACGTTCCTGTATCCTGCATTTTTTTGTGCTTCCAATATAGACTGTATCCTTGATTCATATTTTCCTTTAAAGACTCTACTTGCCCTGTCAAGTTCTTCTAGGACATCCATATCTAGATTCTCTCCTCCTTCATAGTCTATATTTTCTATAGACTTTAATATATTATTAAGGGTTCTTGTTATATCGCCTTTTACAATATCGCTTTCTTCGTCTACTTGCATGCCCAACATCTCTCCAAAGGTCTCCGTGTCTCCCGACATCTCAAATATCTTCTGTAACTCATTATCCAATCCACCTAATAGATTTTCAAAGTCTTTATCGGTAACCTTCCTTGTAGCCATATCCTGTACGGACGTAAGTATACTACGTATATTACTTATAGTCTCTAATGGATATTTCCTTCCAAAGGTCTTGTCATTCCATTCCCTTACAAATTTACCAAGACCATAGTATTCTAACTTTCCTGTCTTCTTGTCTTGAACAACAGCATCTATCTCCCCGAATATATCATGGTATCCATGTATGACACCGAATAATCCTTCCGGTGATTCTATGAGTTTTCCATATATAGGATTTTCCATTATATCGGAATCTATCTCGAATTTATTCTTTATAGCATTGATAATATGATAAGAGTCTGCTGTTAATGCCGTATTGATAATAGATTCCCTTATCTTTTGGGAATATCTGTAATTACTTACCTTTATACCATCCCTATTTATATCATCTAATGGTTTTGTCCACTTTTCATATTCATTCTTTGCATATGCTAACGTATTTTTATCATAAATATCATTCTCATTTATACGCTTTAATTCATTTTGCAAGACTTCCTTTCCCTCTGTATCAGGTTCCGATAGTCTCTTTTCTATTTCATCTTTCCTATTTTGTATAGTCTCTAATGCCTTGTATGCTTTTGCTGCATTGATGACAATATTATTTTTCTGGTCCACGGCAATAAGTGTATTTGAATCCACATCCTTTATGATAGGATTACTCTTTATTGTATTGTATATATCCGCTTCTCTTGCAATCTCCGTAATCATATTATAAGCAGTAACATCTGATTCTGTCTTTAATATTCCGTTTTCAAACAGGTGAGCCAATGGTTGTCCTTCTATATTGATGGTTTTTCCAACAAGATTACCATTCTCATCTTGTCGCATCTCGTTACCTTCCGTGTCATAATTGAATCTTCCTAGTTTCTGCTTCATGGCATCATCAAGTATGGACATCTGTGCGTTAGAGACTACTTTGTCAACACCTATATTATTAAAGTCATTATAGAACATATATTCCTTGTTCTCCGTCGTCTTGTTTTTCTTGGCTACAATAGCCTGTGTCAATGTAAGAGGATTTACTACTCCTACACCCATACCCATAAGACCTCCCAAGATAAAACTACTGCCTATATCATCCAACTGTGCCGATACATCAAAACGTCCTTCTCCTATCCTTTTGTTAAGGGCATCTTTATCGTATCTATTATATAATCCCATGCTCATGGCCCCTAAAAGTTGTTCCGAGGCCTCCTGTGTTCCTTCCAACAAACCATCTATTCCCCTGCCTATAAACCATCCCTGAACACCTCCACGTTGTATATTATTCATGATACCATTCATAGCCTTCTTGATAAACCTTTGCTTTCCTTCCTTCATGGTTATATCAAGACCTATCTCTTTATATAAATTCCCTATGGTGTTATTCACGATAGACTTATTCATACCCATATAGAATCCTTTCCTTAGATATGTAGGTTCTAACAGGGCACTCGAAGCTAATGTTATCCCTGCCATGATAACAGACATATATGTAGCATCGGCATCATTAAGTCCTGATTGTATTCCCTGTTGATACTGTCCATATCCCGACTGTCCTGATGCAGGTACAGACCATGATAATGTACGTGCAGTATTCATAAGATATTTATTCAACACTGCTTTCGCAGCAGGTTTCTGATATGTTAATAGACCGCCTTTGGCTCCAAGATATAAAGCCCGCTTTAACCCTTGCTTTCCTGTGTTGTTTGCTAATGTCTTTGCTGTTGCCATTACCAATTTACCACCTATGGATACAGAACCTCCTATAGCTGCCGATACACCTCCTGTTATTATAGAGGGTATAAGTTGTGCTGCCAAATCACCTATCATATTAGCGACATTCCTATTATAAAAAGGTGATGACGTATCTACACCCACAGGGTTCTGATACGTGCGTAATAACGATTCGTAATATTTATTATCATAACTTTTACCGTCAAAAAATACATTACCTAACCATGTACCCATACGGAAATACGATTCTCCTAAACCATGGAATACATAATCACCAAAGCTATTCGTCTCTTTATAATATGTAGGTTGTTCTACTTTCTTAAAGGTGATATTATCTTTTCCTCTTTTGAAAGTTGTGGTTTCCGTGTTTAACACACCTTGTATATTCGTTCCATGTTCTTTCATTATCTTCTTGATCTCCAATCCACGCAATCTTTCCTCATCTGTATAGTTCTTCTGATTTGTCAAGAATTTATTACTTGTTACAAGATAACCTTCGGAATTATACCCAACATCTTCCAATATAACATCGGCACCTTTTTCATCTTTATAAGTATAATTATTTCCTCCTTGTTTTAAAATACTATTAAAAGCATAAGAAGGAGTATAAACGAAAGATGTACTTCCCATAGGTTGTTGTGCTATTCTCTGTACGGGTTCTTTCTTATTACTTGACAATACCTTAAAGATATACTTACCTGGTTTATCAGGATCTGGTATTACATCACTCATCTTATATGTATAGATAGGACTTCCATTAGGAGTCTGTGATATCTCTACAGGTAATCCCATATATCTTATCCCATCTTCTCCTATATGTGCGTTGTTCGCCATAGCAGATATCTGTGGATCTACAGGTCCTTCTGTTCCTCTTATAGTAAAGGTCTGTCTTCTGAACGGATTATTCTCGTTTAGATACCATGTAACAGGATCCACCTGACTTGCATTAGCCTTTGCATAATTTCCTATAGTACCGTTATTATAAACCGTCTCCCACATATTATAACGTTCCTTTAGGGAATTAAACATATTCTCAGTTAGTTCAGGATATAACTTTTGATACTCTTCGTATGGCATCTTTATAGCCCATCTAAGACCGCTCTTTACATTTGCATATGGACCGTTAATATTATCCATATTATACACGACAGCATCCATGTCAAAATTAGGATTCTCCTTTATACTTTCCATATATGTTTTTACATAATCGAGAGAATTAGGACTTTCTTTCGGTGATAATCCTGCATTTATATCTTCTCTCTGTATTTCAAATATAGATAATGGCGTTCCTGCTGCATTTATACCAGACTGTTGTTGCTCTTTCTTTTTTGGATTTCCATTCATGATATTAAAAAGTATATTTAGTTGCAGATTTTGTTGTACTTTCTCTTCTGTATTTTTTCATGTTATTAGAGAATATGGATTTTTGCTTATCGGTTTTTCCTTCTGTTAAAGTATACATAGGAAGTTCATCTATTAGTTCAAACAAAACATATGTGTCCTCTCTTGCTCTTGTCGTTTGTTTCATTACGTCGGTTCTATCTTTTGAACCTTCGTTTCTTCCTAGTCTCACTATGTCCCATCCATTCGGATTATCCTCACTGTATCCTAACGCTTTTATAATAGCCTTGTCATCGCCATACACTTCTTTTAGTGTCATAGTAATAAATATATCTTCTTTTCCTTCACTATTAACACCTTTTTTTAATCTATCCTTATATTTATTTAATATGGATGTATCAATAACTTCTGTATATTGATTGAATAAATATTCTTCAAATGACAAACCGTTTTTATCTTGTAATTTATCATATTTATTTTTCTGTTCATCCGCTTCTCTATATATCCAATCCAATCTATGTGTGCTTATTTGTTCTTGATTTTCTCCCCATACTGAAAATAATATTTCCTTTAAAGTCTTTCCTTCAACTTCTTTTGCCTTACTATATCTATTATATGCTCTTTTAAATTGTTCCTTATCATAATAACTCGATAATGATTCTGAAAATATTCTATCTTCTACTGTTATTTTAAATTCTCTATCATTTTGTTTTTCCTGTCTTATGAGATTTTCACTGTTCATGGTAAACTTCATATTCTTCACCTGACTGAATGGAACAGCAACAACAGCTACCTTATGTTCTTTTCCTGCAGCAGCCATTTCATCTTCATTTAAATCTTTCAAGTTGATAGGAGCAGACATATTCTCATTTAGATACCATGAACCGTTATCTGACTTTAAAGCACTATAAGCCTTACGTGGTATTTGTTTTATATCACCCGTTATATTATTTCCTGCTATAGGTATGGCAAAAGTAAACCTTCCATCAGATGCCAATGTAAATGCAGTTTGAGCATTGAAATGATTATAAATAGAAGCATTAGGAGCATTTTCATTGAGATATATAGTTCCATATTTAGCCGATGATACACCACCTGTCTTGGCATTGTATCCAGCTATACTCTTATAGAAATCCTCTCCCCATATTGTCTTTAACGTAGGCTCTGATATATTTGAACTAAACAATGGTCCGTTATACATGTTAGGAGTTTCTTCCGATGTATTCATATAAATCACATCCATGGCTTGTCCACTTTGGTCAAATTCAAAAGCCAGCGTATCATATAACGATGATTCTGTAGCCTCAAATGGTTTAGTTGCTGTTGTAGTCCTTAAATTGGATTTTACATATCCTGTTGTAGACTTCTCAAATAACCTTTCTGCAAATCTTCGTGCATAAGAATTTATCAATGACTTGGCATAATCATCAGCTTGTTTAAATATAGTCTTACTATATTCTATATATTCTTCTTCTGTTTCAAATTCATCTTTATTTCTTAATTTATTTTGTTGACTATAAGAAGGGAAAGCATTAGACATGACTTTGTGTAATGTGGCTACTCCATTCTCATAATCACCATCTTTTCCTAACAAGGAATAATTAAAAATCTGATCTCCGTTTAAATACATTCCCAAAAAATTCTCTTGGTCTGCATTGTCAAATACCTTCTCATATATATATGCGGGCTTATAATCATTAACAGACATGGTGATATCTTCACCAGGAATCCAATATCCATTCTTATTTTCAATAATACTATAACTCGGATTGGTAACATTATAAATATATTTTTCTTGTATATATATATCCTTGCCATTTTTCTTTCCCATAAGAATATGGTTTATTTCATTATCTTTACCGGATAAATATTTCATCTTTGGTAAATCCAAATTAAAATGGAATCCTTTGTCATCATATGTTGCACTTGCTTGAAGACTTCTTAAGGCATCGGATTGTAACTCCTGTTGCAGACTTGGGTTTGTAAGTATACCATCTATTTTAGCTTTTATAGTACTGACAAGATTAATATAATTGGATGAAAAATAATCTTCCTTTGTAGTATATTCAGATTTATTTAAATCCCTTGCTATTCCATAATCATCAAATCCACTTTGGTACGAATAACTTCCGTCTATTTCTTTCATGGCATCGGAGATATATTGCATTATGCCTATACTTTCTGAATTTAATGCCGCTTCCTGGTAAATAGATCTTACCACACCATATTCATCTGTCAATCCCGTCGTATTTAAATCCTGCCATGCCGATTCACCAAAAGAAAACGTGTTATCTATTAAATTCCTATCTCCATTTGCTATCATGGAAACGACACTTCCCGATACGCCTTTGCTTCCTATATAAGGTTTTGTGGCATTAGGATGTCTTTGTGCTTCTTCAACGGTATTATAATTTCTTTCTACCACGGGTATCATAGCCATGTCCTTTTGCACTTCCTGTTGTAATTGCAACACGCTATTATAGGCATTCATATCCCCATTTTCTGCCAACGTTTTAAGATACCCTATCATCTGTTCTTTTTCGATGATGTTCCTTCTTAATTGTGTGCCTTGTAACTGTCCTGCATTGAAATTCAATTCAGGAATATCTGGCAATTTAGTCTGTACCCCTGCTCCTGCAAAGAGTGGTGCTACTATATCAGGATTATTAACCATTATTCCGCCCGTGTATTTACTTGCTATAAATGCCATAATCTTCTTTTTTATATTTTTTAGACTTCTTTACTTTTTTATATTTATCCTCTCTCTTTTGTTGTTTTTTATCTTCCTTCCATTGTTTCATTGTGCAATTCTATTATTCTTATTCAATCCTATTATACTTTCCAATCCCTGTGACATATATTTGAATGTTTTTTCTTTATCTAACTTTTCCTTATCTTCTTTTTCACTTAATATGCTCTTGGTTTCATTTATTGTATTTTTCAATATATTATATGCTTCTTTTATATCGTCCAATGATATTTTATCTTGTGAAGACTGTGTTTGCAATGATTGATTCTCTCCATTATTATAATTATTCCACACCTTTTCTAAAAACGATTTAAACGGGGTATTTTCGGCACTTTTTTCCATAGGGATATTTATATTACCTGTACTTGGTTTGTATGAATTTGATACCGTATTGAGCGTTTTAGAGGACAATCTTTCATATTTTTCCGGAGAAATACTCTTATATATCCTCTCTCCGTCTTTTATCCTTTGCATATATACTGGATCTCCTACACTCCATTCTGAACTTTTTCCTGCTGCCTCCCATCCCTTACCTGCTGCCTCCAATCCCTTATTGGTAGTCTTCAATGATTTTGTCCATTGTATATTATCCATGATACCCTTTCCATTTTCCGCAACCATAGCACCCTTGCCTGCACTCGATATCGCTCCTGATATTGCATCATATGACCCTGCCGCTAAAGTAGCCAATTCATTTACTTTATTCCACGTTTCAAAAAACTTGTCATCTCTAGTAGTCAATTCCTTCTTTTTCATTCCTCCTAAAAAGACATCTGTTCCAGGATTATACTTCGATTCCTCCCTATATTTATCGCCAGATTTTTCCAAACCTACCGTAACACCCTGCTGAACCCTCGTGGAAAGGGTATTTTTGGTCCAATTATTAAATCCTTGATACATAAAAGGTTTAGATATCTGCCATTGTAATGCAGGTGCCCATGACCAATTTTTTGTCCATGGAACCCATGACATAGCAGCTTGGTTTGACTTCAAAAAAGTCTCATAGACATTCACGAAATCCTTCCTCTTATTATATTGTTCTTCTCTTGTCATGCATTTGAAATATTAAATGTTGTTAATATATTATTGATAAATATCTCCTTATTCAATTGTGACGGGATATAGCCTAATGTTATTTTCAACCATGTTCCTAACATGGATGAATTATTATAAAACAAATCGGCATCAGTACTAGTAGAAGTATTGTCTATTTGTATTGGAACTTGCCAATGATGAGACTGATATTCTGGTTTACTCCACCATTTATTTTCATCGATAAAAGGATATTCAGCCAACTGATCCTTTGTTTCATATTTTATAGTGGAAAAAGGTTCCTGTTGTGATTCGATTTCCAATGCTTGAAATTGTTTTGAAAGTGGAGAAAGGTTTCTATCTCCTGAAAAACCATTTACATACAGACTTATCATAAAATCGTTATCATAGAAGTTATTATAAAAATCCTGTCTATATGAATATTCATTATTATGTCTGTAAATACGTTTTGCCTCATATCCATCCTTTTGTGCATGTCTTACGGAATACATGTCTTTATTGATATTAAAATACAAATAAGGATCAAATGTATATAATGATGTGTATTTTTCCAATATCTCTGAATAACACATAGTATAACTTTTATAATCATTTATAAATGTAAATAACACTTCATTATAATCCTTGTCATAAGCTGCACTAACACCTATACCATCATAAATATCATCATCTATGATAGTAGTTACATCAGTGACATCTTGTGGAAATCCTTCTGATATTCTTATATCTACAAGGTATTCTTTCAACCATTCATTTATGCCCATAGATTTGTTTAAAGAATATACATTAAACTTCGCCTTCCCGTAATTTGAACCATATTCTATCCTCCATAAAGTATCCTTGTTTGTATCTACACCATATACACCTTTTTCAGTCTTTACAAGAGCGTGTTTATGGGATATACCTAAATCTGATATTTTTGTTGCTTTTCTTGATAATACTTTACTTCCTCCAACAGAAAGCAACTGTTCTTCACTAACCTGAACATCGGTACCGTCATATTCGTGTTGCAACATCGCATCGGGCATTATGGATATTAAAATTCCATTTATATCTATTATACGTTTTATCTCACCATATTTTGAATCGTAATCATAATAGTTTGCTATATCAAATTGTCTCCATCCATCCGCATAACTTCCTTCATTTGCATAATAACTCCATCGTATTCTGTTTGGATAATTATTTCTTAGATATGTTATCCTATCATTTTCTATAGCATAGAAAATCTCTCCTAGTGTTTCATGATATCCTTTATTATAACTAAGAGATTCATGATATACAAAATCATTAGTGGTTTTTATCTCGGGATATACCATGAATATATTTTTCCTTTTCGCCCTGCTGTTAAATCCAACAGAAGATATTTCTGTAGGCATATTTTCACTCATCGGATATGCATTCATAGTAGTGGCGTCTATTTCTCCTCTTAAAGCTATGTTATATCTATTTTCTGTTATAACAGATATAGTAGTACCATGTGCATAACTAGTAGTTCCTGTGGTGAAGAATGACATATAATTATTATAATTTTTTACAGCTCCAGTCATTTCCCAATTTCCATATACACGTCTTGTATCCCATCCTCCCGATGAATAACTTTCCGATCCCATACTTACATTAGTTGGTATCCACGTCGTATGTTTTATGTATACCCTATCCAAAAAACAATCACCACGTCCAAAGACAAATTCCCTTCCTGTATCGTTGGCATTACTTTTCCCTATAGCAGTAACAGTAAGCAATTCGCCTATCTCATAATATTGTTCCGTATAGTATGTATAAAAATCCGTAATGTCTGTTATATTTTCTGGATTTACCTTATATAGATTTACCAGTGTCAAGTCTTCGTAATTATAATCTATATATATATCCTTTTTAGAAAATTGAGCAGGATTTCCTAACCTGTCATTTAACGAATCTATAGTCTGGCCTTCTATTCCAGCCTGAGTTTTTATCTTTCCATTTTTTTCTGTAGTGAATTGCGACAAACGTACATATCTATCATAGAAATTATTTGTATAATCATACATTCTTCTATAATCAGATACACCATAACTCAATGACGGATATTCTTTAGTAGGTTCATATGAATTTGCATCCAACTCCAATGCAAGATATGGTATAATCTTAAACGTTCTATTTGAGGCTATAAAAGTTCCTTCAGCCACACCCATTCCATTGCCACTATCGAAAGATGTCCATAATACATTCTGTGGTACATTTCCCAATAAATCACTGTATGTATCAAAAAATGTAGTGGAAGTAGAATTACAATACCGTTTTGATGTCATTGTCCCCATTGTGAGAGCATCCGTATTACTATAGTTTAATGTAAAATCATATGCATAATTTAAATAATAATCCACAACACTTCTATTTCCATCCAAAGATACCCTTTCAGTACCCGATACAGGAATATTTATATTCTTTGGTCCCACACCATTTATTAAAGATACATCTCCTATTGGCATACACTCCCTTTGACTTTCTATCTTAAAATATTTTTTAATAGCATGCATCAAGGATAAAGGATTTTGGTGCATTCTCAATCCTGAATCCGATATGGTTCTATGAGAGAAGAATTTTGAAAGACCATATCTACTTAATGCAATAGAATCAAATGTTTCAACATACATTAAATACCATATATTATATGTACGTTCTGTATCAAGATGCATACCACCATAATAATTTTTAGCCCATGGTATCCTTGCATATGCCATAGTTCCTGGTGCAGCAAAAAATGTTTTCCAACAATCAGCTTTAAAATGTAATTCATATATATTATCTGTAGTATGTACATTATTGTTTCCATCTAATCCATCCAAACCACTATATATCGTTTTTCTTAATGGTTTTATATATTTTATAGTAGAGGTATCAATAGTATACTTTCCAAATGTAATATCAGGAGATATAAACGCTCTTGTAAGTTCATACGGATGATACATACATCTTGTGGTATACATACGTGAATAAGCATATAGTCCAGCTCCATTGTTATTTCTTCTTCCTGCCCTATGTATACAAGGCATATATCCTTTAAAAAAAGGTATTTTCATGCCAGCTCCAGTTATGGCTAACGGATATTGAACTAAAGGTGCGTATTGTGCCTTATAGTGGTTAAACGTTATAATAGATGTGCTATCGGTATAAGTATACCATTTTTTTCTGTCTGTGCCTTTTATATTATCGACGAATATATTTTGTTGTGGAAACATATTATATTCTCCATATGCTCCAGTCCAAGCATCACGTAATTGTGATCCCATTTCACCCCATATAAGGTCAATCTGATTATGTTTATGTTGTTTTTCCTCATTATTGCTTACATTGGAACCAAATGATACCGCTCCCAATGCAGGAGCCGTAGCTATATTTGTACCTTGTGCATATTTTATCACCTGGTTATACCATCCGTCCCATTTCATATCCATGTCATGGAAACAAAACCTACCTGAATATATAAATGCACGTTGATGTTCTATACCATCAAAATTTCTTAGTCCATCAGGATATATAACATCGCCTATGCAATTGGAATCTTCTTTTATTTTTATAGCTGAATTTCCAAGTTGTCCATGTAAATTAAATCTAGACAGATTAGGATTTGAAGACCACTTAGTACCTTTTTTACAACAATTATTATATATCATATCAAAGTTATATGATACAAGTTTTTCAAATGAATTATGATTTAATATTCCGACACGTTGACTATCTAGATTTTCAAATTCATAAAATTTAGGATAAGGAACAATAGTATTAGGTTTTTGTATTATTCCTTGTGCTATTAAATTATCTGCATCTCCATTTCGTTTCGCTCGTAAAACAACTATCTTTACTATATTATTCCTAAACTGTTGTAATAAACTTATATCAGTTTCTTTATCTGAATTTGCAGGATCGGCTTGTGATAGCCAATTATAGGCTTCGGTGAAATCAAAGGCTATCTTAAAAATATTAATAACACTACTATAAGAATCTCCAACTTTTATCCTTTGTGTAAGATTAAAAATATCATTATTATAATCTTCTATATCATCGGAAAGACCTTCTTCCTTTATAAGTTTGTTGTCTGTATCAAGAGATTTGATATAATTCGCCCTACAGGGAAACCTATATATCCCCTGTTGATTCTTAGTAAATTTACGATCTCCGCTTATGGTATAAGAGGAATTTTCATCAGCTTTTAACTTTGAATAATGTTCTGTGCCATCATCTTCATAAGCATCATATTCAAGGTCTGCAAGATTATTTGCATAATAATGGTCTATTCCTGTACATGGGAAAGGACCATAACGGTTTCCATATTTATCTATGCCTAATAGACTAAAAGCATATATCTCTCCACCGAAATATCCTATATCTTCTATAATATGTTCCTTTACAGAATAATAAGCATCATTTTGTATTTCATCCTGTTCATTTTCACCTATAAATAAATCCACATAATTATCACCTGATTTTATATGCAATTTTATCTCATTGTAATTTAAAGTTATTGTAGCATTTTGAAATACACCAGATGTATCATAAATACCAAAATGTGCATTCCACTTATTAGTTGGATTTGTATTATTTATATAACAATATAAACCATCAATTGATAAATTAGATATTTTTATATATACAGTATTATCATCAACTATAGTGATATAATCGGAAGCGTCAAGGGATGTATTATTTTCTAAATTTCCATCTGTTGGATCATATCTTTCGTTATATACATTTGTAGATTCAAATATATATTCATTTTCTCCTTCAATTATAGTAAAATTGAGTGCATCGGCATCGGTATATATAGAATATCCAAGTAGTTCTGAATGCGTTATTGTATCCATAGTATACAAATATCCTCCTGTATATTTTGTAGAATCCAAAGTCTTGCTATTATAATAATAATCTCCATTAAGACTTTTATCTGTAAGTACTATAGTAAGTTGTCCTATAGTATCTCCAACTGGATTTTCCTGTATATAATCATCCCCATGATATTTAATTGTAGTAGAACCAACCACAAAAGATCCTCCCAATAATCTTGATACTATTTCCGCATTAATATCAAAATTCCTTATTACATCATCGGTAGGCATGGGAATATCGCCATGCTTTACCTTACACTTTAACTTTACACGTTTAAAAAATTCCCTGATTATATTTACATCCATAATCTCATTTGAAAGATTAGCTTGATATAATATATTATCTACTGCAAGAATATCACCAGGAATAAGTTCGACGGTTTTTTTATTTTCCTCATTATCCCATTCAGATACAGATGATGAAGAAATAGTTTGTATATTTACTTTCACCGTAGACTGTCCTTCTATTATTTTGAATGTCTCCGTTAAAATACCCTTTTCTACTATATCATCAAAGTTATTATCACTTCCTTTATATATATATCCTACTTCTATATCTGTATAAGCATCTGTAACAGGAATAGGAATAGTAATGGATTGCGTTGATAATGTAGTTGAAGATGATAATTTTCCTTGTGTATAACCATCTGCATCATCCTCTATATTTAATCCTATACTTATAGGAATCGTTTCAAATATCCATTTTGTAGTATCATATGTAAGATTTCTAAATCTAAAATAAAATATATACTGTCCATATTTTAGAGTTCCTCCTGTAGAATTAATAACTATATCTTCATTTTCTATAATATGTTTTGTAAGAGTTAATGATTGTGTTTTGACGTTTCTTGTCGCCTCTTCAAAAGCATTTCTTTTATATTTTCTATGATCAAGATATATTCCTGTGTTTATATCAAAAGCATTATTTACCACCCGTAATAAATCATTGCCTGAACATATATATAAATTAACGGTATTATCATATTCAACTTTACCTTCTATTCTCAATAGATTAGAAGTATTCCAATTAAATGTAATCGAATTTTTGAAATTACATAATTCAACAGTATCTATAATATTTTTTAATGGTTTATATACACGTTCAAATCCTCCTCCTTCCTTAGGAGAAGGGAAACATCCTATTTCTATAAGATCGCTATCCATATTAACACTACATAAGAAAACTATACCCATAATAGAATATGCTCCTATAAGGCTATACCTATCTTTAAGAACTATTTCAGCACCCCTTGAAGATTCAAAATATAATTCAGGATAGTATTCCTTTACATATAACCAATAAGATACATCTGGAGGAGGAGGAACATGTAATACAATACCAGTATTTATATATCTATAAATTTTATCCTGATATCTTCTCTCATCATTAAGAGATGGTATTTCAGAAGGATCATATTCAGGAGGTAATAATTCCGTATAATATTCTTCGCTCTTTGTATTTCCATACATATTAGTAATGGCAAATCCTCTTCCATTATTGTATATTCTTGCATTTATTGTAGGAAATGTCCACATTCCATTTTCATGGAATCCAGGAATTATATCACTATTTAATCCTTTATTGAATATATTTAATTGTGCTTCCATCTCTATATGTTTGTTGGAGGTACTACTGCTGCTGTATATGTGGCCGTAGGATCATATTGAGCATTTGATAAATCTATGACTATTGTCGTTGCCGTACATGTAACGGGTATTATCATCAAAGCACCATTCTTGTATACCGTAACGGAACACATAGAGAAAGTATCTATCCCCATAGATGATAATAATGTTATAGTCCATATATTACTTTGGAATACCCCGTCCGTACCCAATATAAACGTTATACTTTTCGTGTGTGGTAAATTTCGCACTGTTTCGTTGATTAAATCGACGTATTGGTCCATGAGTGTCTTTATATCCATAATATCTAATTCTTCATTTTCGCCCCGTTTCTGTGCGTTTGAGGGCATGTTATACACTTTTCTCTCTCCGCTTCTTTCAGCCAATCTATAATAAAGGTCTTTGAAAGGTTCGTTATACCTGTGAGTGGACAAAGAAGCTATGGCATCCATTGTCCATTCTCTAAATCCTTGTTTTGTCTTTATGACTATTCCTGCAAATTCAGCCCATCTATTCTGTTGCATCTTATACATATTCACATCAGACAAAGCCTCATCTTCAAATAACTGTATTATAATATACCGTTTACATGCATCCTTATGACTTGCAGCAATAAGTGGAATACAATCATAATCCATAACTACACCTAAAAATTCTATCCTTATATATTCCCCTTCATATTTATCCAATCCATGTATATATAATCCTCCTATAGTCTTATGTTTTATAACATTTCCGCTTTGATCCGTAATAACAAGTATTCTATATATATTGATAGGAAGCGTTACCCTCCCTTTATGTACTCTCAAATCCACAACATATTTATTCATTACATCTACATCACAGATGTGATCCGTCTCTACCTGCATGCACCATTCTATGACATCAGAAAGTCCAAAGGACTTAGTCTTGTAAGTCCTTGTTAGCTCCATTAATATTTCTTCCGGTCTTATAAACATAATTATCGTTTTATAATATATACAGCATTACCATCATATTCTACTTGTTCCAGACATACTCTCTCACTTGCATTAAACTTGACATTTACATTAGGACTTACCTTTTGTATTTCTTCCCATAAAGCCTGTCCATTATGTTCTACCTTGCCGTGTATGTCTATTCCTTCCAATGCTAATACTAATCCTCTTATATCACCACTCCAATCTATCCAATATTTCTCTTTATACCATTTTAGCATGCTTTTTCTACTATCTGGTATTAAATTATCCCCACTTACAACTATATCATCAGGTAACAACCAAAACTCATCACCTTCCACATACTTATACATATTTACTATCTTGTCATAATCTACCAACACCTTTATAGGACCATTGGCAAACATCTGGTCCCTCAATTTAAAATATTTTACCGTACCATTACTTCCTGTAATATCATAATCACATGTAAAAGTAACTAATTTTATATTAATATCATTGTTCATCTTTAATATAGTTTTGAGGTTGTTGTGATTTATTTAAATTAAATGTACGTAATTGTTCCCTAGCATCATTATATTCATCAGGATAAATATTATATCCACTTAATATATGTTGTATTGTCAATACCTGTAACCTATAATCACTAGGACATGGATATGTGGTATCATCAGTCCAATTACATGCATCTATAGGATTATCTAATAACAAGACACCTGTAAGCAGTTTTACTTCTTCGTTATTTATAGACGGTGTATTCCTTAGATAACATCCATCATCCAACAATAAATAATGAAATAGTTCTTTTGTATATCTTGTATATTTAAAATTCACAAATCCTTCTACACTCAACCTAGTACCATTAGTTTCCAAATCAGAACCACCAAGATATCTTATATCATAAGGAGCCATATTCTTTACTAACGGAGGTAACTTTATCCTTTTTATTCCATCTGTTTTTACAGTATATCCCGCTATACTACATGTACGCTCTACACACTCTACTTTCAAACAGTCCACAATCTGGTACATTGACGAATCTATCTTGTGTTTATCCTGACGTATAAGTGCAGCACGTATAACATTCATCACACCCAATATGATTTCATCATCTATATTAAAATCATCAGTAGGCATGTAAGATTGCAAGATTTCCTTTATTAACTCTATATGTTCTTTTAACTTTGCCATTATCTTTGATGTTGTGATGTTGTCAAGGGAGGATAAAAATCCTCCCCATCAAACACCATGTTTTATTTCCAAGACGTTAATACCGTACCTGTAAAATATAATAAAAGTTGTTCAAATGACATGGCTGCTGACGTAGCTGTATCTGCTTTCCATCCTGTCCATGCATTCAATGCTTCAGGATCATCCCATTTTGCATCATCTACCAATGACAAAGGAGCATAAATTAATAAACGTTGATGATAACTGTTTCTATGACTTGCCCCATGTAAATTAGGAATATCGGGTATTTCTGAACATATTTCATATTTTACATATTCAGTACCTACAACAGGAAAACTTCCATATAATGCAGCCTCAAATGCACCAGGTGCCATATTATAAGCACGAAACTCCTCTGCTATCTTATATGCTGTTAATATAGGATATGTGCCAGGTCCTTGTGAGTGGAAATTAACACCATCAAATGTATTTAAATTAAGCATGTTTCCTACGTTCACCAATCCATCGGAATTGGTAGTACCCGTATTTAAATAATTAGTACCTCCAGAATCCAATTGATCAATTTGTAGGTATTTTACCTCTATTTGCGAATCAGGATTTAATATTTCAAAGTGTACATAAGAAGAAGCTCCTCGTATCCATAATAGTGTTGTAGATGTAATTCCTGTAGCAGAAGCATCAAAATCCTCAAAGTCTGTCTTACTAAATACATGATATACACCACCAAGGTTAGCAACAAAATATGGCGTTAGATTTACAGTACGTAAGAATACGGTTGCTGTTGTAGTATCAGAATCTATACTGTATTGTAGTTGTGAAATAGCATTTGCACTAGGTAATGTACCTAATGGATCAAGTGTATATGCCGTACCTGCTGTATAGGTAACACTAGTTGCACTTCCAACAGTACCTGCGGCAATACTATAGTATTCATAGGTGGTTGTATCAACACCTTGTGCTATGGCCTGTGCCTCGGTTACCGTAATTCCTGTTGTACTATCTTGTACTCCCCATTGATTATCTGTGGTATCATTGGTAGCAGTAATTGTATATCTTACAGTTGTAGCTGCTTGTGATACTGTTGTAGTCTTTCCAGGAGTAACACCTAATGCAGTAGATGTCAATAAAGAAGATAAAGATACAACCTTACGTGCTATAGCCGATGAATATAAATCATCAGATAAATAATCTATGTTATTACGTGATTTAAAAGCATCTTCCATCGCCTCCATAATCTGGATTTTCATGGTCTCCATAGATGTTGCATCTATAATACCATTGGTAATAGTAGGATTTACCACATAACCGTTATAAGTACGAAATTCTCTATTGTCTTTGGAGTTATCAAATCCAGGTCTTTCTACCATTTCTCTTATCGATATGGCAAGACCATTATGGTCTGTTGATTGATCGGAAAAAGATATGAGGAAACTCGAAGGTTGTCCAAAGTTAGTCGTTGTACGGGATAGATATTGTAATCCCGTTTGAATGGTAGTAGCAGTAGGATCGGTAAAGGCTGCTGGGGCTGCCTGTCCTTTTATGCTATAACCTTCTTTTAAAAAATGTAAGACAAATCTTCCATCCTCAGAAGACTTATACATTTTAATATCTGTCAAACTAATGCTCGGTATAAATATTTTTTTTACCGGATATTTTAAATTTTGCATATATAAATTTTTTAAGATTTTGTTATATCATTAATACTTTGCTGTTGCAAGAATGTTTTATATCTATCGTCTTTTACTCTTTCAAGGTAAATCTTTATACAGTTATCTAATATCTCCTTTTTTTGTTCGCTATATAAATCCGTAAAAGTAGTATTGCTCCATACATGCAAATCCGTACTACTATCATATATAGAAGAAATAAGTTCTTGTGGATATCTGTAATATTGTATTTTTGCCTTTACGACATCAACAGTATTACCTGTATCAAATATTATATTATTTCCTATTTGTTTATAGTATACTTTCATTGCACTTGGCTTACGAAATACCGAATTATTAACAACGGGTTCCTGATCTATTCTCATTACCTTAACAGGCATCCATTCCGAGATTCCTGTTCTGTTACATGTATCGCATTGTTGACTATCGTAATTTACCTTTACACGTATATTACCAAGTCTACGATATTTATAACTTAAAGAAGATAATGATATAGTATTATTTGAGATACGAGATATTTCTTGTTCTACCAAAAGATTTTGAAGGTCGTCGATTTGTTTTTGAGTCAATTCGACTCCTTCCTTAACAGACATATTATCGGCTGTCCATTGTAATATTCCCCATTCATTAAATATACGAACGAAAACATCAGGATGGACTGTTGCTGTATATGTCTTTTTGATACCATCAAGAAAATATGTAAAAAGTTCCCTATAAGTGTTTAACATAACTATAGATTATCGATTTCTTGCAATTTAGCTTCATATTCTGTGTTCTTTCTGTCTATGTATTTTGATAACATAAACTCTCTTTTCTCTTCTTCTGTTTCTAAAGCCTTAACTTCATTTCTGAATTCAGCAAATGGTCCGTTTATAGTACAAGCCTCAATCATTTTTGTGTTCTTCTTAGCAAATTCAACTTTTAAATTATCAATTGCAAATTCAAGTTGTTTCTTCAAAAACTCCTTGTATAACACCTTATAATCGTTGGTATAACTATTACCACTTCTTTCGTAGTATTCATCTAACAAATCTTTTGCCTTGGAAAGATCAACTTTATTTTTTGCATCCGTAACACCAGGAATACCATGAATGGATATATAGATATTATTCTTCAATATATCTATAGGTATCAAATTTTCACCTATAGTACGTTGTTTTTCTATTTCTACCATATAATATGGTTCTACTTCCTGTAGTTTAGTCTGCAACTTATCCTTAAAGATAGGATTGTTTTCCAAATATGATATGGTTTTAATCATGGTAGTACCAAGATACGCAACCTCCTTGCCACTTTCTTCTATAACATAGTTATTCCCTTTACGTCTTATCAACTTATGTTTTATACAATAGGCAATAAACAATTGATCTTTTATCGAACTATTATGTCTTGCATCACTATTGATAATGTTATCTGGGATATTTATTGCTACCTTATATAGATATTGTATTTGCAAGTCAGGTGTTACTAATCCATCTGCATTTGGAGAGTTATGTTGTAATGATACTAACAATACTAATATTTCCAAATCTTCTTTCTTTGTGTTACCGACAATATCCATGGCTATACGCACTTTATCAAATGTTTTATTTTCAACATTTGCATCAGCTATAGGATCTATTATATATCCTTCATGTTTACCTGGATTAAAGGACATCTTGCTTTCAGCTATGGACTCTGACAATATGGCAAGAGTTATCTTTGCATTAACTTCTGGATCATTTCTATCCATATTGATATTATGCATTATCTTGTGTGAAACTTCTGGATTGATGACAAATGGATATTTTAATTTCTGCGATTCAGTCAATAATTCCTTACCTATCATCTGTTCATACGTTAAATCCTGTCCTGTCTTGAATCTTCCATTATCTTCTATGATAGGAATAATATATCCCATCTTTCTATGTGCGGGACTCTTTAGATAAATTCTGATCTTATTACTCTGTTTCTCCATCTCTATGATTTTTTAATGTTTTTTAATTAATACTTGTTATCATACTTGAATTCCATGGTCTGTAAATTTGGCACACCTGATTTAACGATATAACACCATTCTGCCATAACATATGAGTATGTGTTCCATCTACAGAAGAAGCTATATTACCTCCCTTATCAATACCTGCTACAGTACCCTTAACAGAAGGACGAAGTTGACATAATGTAACTCCTACTTGACCTGATTTCGTATTTCCAAGAGGAACAACATATCCCATCCATTCATTAGTACGGCTACCATCATTCAATTGAATACCTGCTTTATTTGCAAAGTGATTACTTTCCAATAGAATAACACGTATACCCGCAAATTCATAATAAGAATATGTATCTATGATGCCCTGTTTTTCACCATTTTTCCACTGCATGTTTTGAACCTTTACATTCACATTTTTATCTGCAAGAAATTGATTGAAAGACATTCTAAGACGTGTTCCACAAATAAGAGCTACTTCACGTACACCATCACTATCAGGATTTACATATTGATCTATATCACTCATAAAAGAGTTGAACCATGTGGCTGTAAACCCTTTTGAAGTGATAGGGAATTTAAATGGACCATCTCCACTATACATAATACCGTTTCCTGCTAATAAATCACGTCCTCTCTCATCTTGTAATATACATTTGTTGAGGTCTTGCGATACAGTTTGCTTTCCTTCTAATAAAGCGTTTTCGTTGAATTGGGATGCATACCGTACCATCTGATAGTCAGCTTCACTAATAAAAGATTGTACCCCTGCATGTTCCATAAAATAACCAGATACTTTTTTATTCTTATCCATAGCATATGCTGTGCCAGAATATGAATATTTGATACGTTGTAGAGTAAGATATGTACGACCTTTAGTTCCAAAGTTGTAACGCTCATTACCCGTTTCAGAAAAATCTTGTTCATGTAATGTAGAATGCAGTTGAAATTCCATTCCTTCTTGCAATAAAGATTCATTTACAACATCACTTAATTCAGAAGATACTATTTTTACATAGTTCTTCCATGTGTTATTGGATGAAGGTTCGGGATCATTAAGAATCAACAGTTGAGTTTCTCCATCTGCTAATTGTATTTTATCCTTATACCCAGCAATATTACTGTCTGTAAATACCCAGAATCCATTTTTACCTTTGCCTATATTCGAGGAATCGTTCATATCATCAATATAAACCTCTCCTGCAGCATTGGCTTTAAAATGACAGATAGGAATATCTTCTTTTTCGATTCTATACTCTATACAATTGGATCCTACAGTACGATAACGTCCCGTAGGTGCTCCATCACTATCTATAAAATTAGATGTGTAATTAATACCTTTGGTGGTTCTACCTCTGGCTGCAAGTAATGCAGTTAATGGAGCTACATCTTTATGTGCAGACATCATAATAGGAACGAAATCTGCATTAGCCATACCAAATTCCATAAGCATCTTGCTACTGATTGATTCTTGTGCCACCGATTGTGGCGTTTTATTAATACGTTTCATTTAATTGATATTTTTTTAGATTAAAATAGCCTCGGCATCTAACATTTGTCGCATGTCTGCTTCCTGGCTATTGCTATTTTGTATATACTTATTTTTCTCTCCATCTAATCGATCGAATACATCCCATTTCACCCTTTCTGAAAGCATAGTAGAATATCCGTCAAGTTTGCCTTTGGATTTCAACCATAAAAAAGGTATAAGTTCTAATAAAGAATTTGGATCTTTTATTATATCCTGTAATACCTTTTCAGCAGGAGATATAGCATATATTTTTCCATCTTCTAATTTACTTTTTTCTCTCTTCATAAACATAGGAATATCTTTCAAGTATTCTTCTTTATCGGCTTGGCCAAACTTGAATCCTGCAAACACATCCTTGGTTTTTGATTGTTCAACAAACATTTTAACGGCAGCATCAGTATCTTTATTATATTGAGCCACCTGTTTGTCTAACAATTCATCTTGTTTCTTTATTTCCTCTTCTCTCTTTTGTGCCTGTACTTGTTTTATTGCTTGTTTAAAATCTGCTACAATAAGTTTCTTGTCTGCATCGGATATAGTCTTTAACTTCTCCTCTATCTCTTCTTCCGTTAAGTTGGCATCTGTGTCAGGCCCGTACTTTATAGTATAGACTTTCTTAACGATCGTATTGACATCCGATATATCAGGTTCTATGTTATCAGGTGGTTTTATCTGTTCTAAATCGAAATCATCTTGAAATGATTTTGTGATAATATCACGGACAAAAGCATCTACTTCCTTTGTTTTTCCTAATGTGGTTTTATTTAATAATGTTTCTATAATATGTTGTCTTTTTTCGTCGATGGTATAACCTGTACCATCATCTTTTTTACCATTGAATATTTTTTCATCAAAGATAATCTTATCATCATCTTTTTCTATTCCTTCATTGAAAATCGAATGTAGACTATCCAAATGAGGATTTGGTTTTTCTCCTTCTTCTTTTCCTTCTGGTTCTTTCTTTTCAATAATTACTTCTGGTTCTTCCTTACCTTCTAAAAAGGTAGAGGAATTTAACATCTGATTTAATTCTTCTGGTTCTGACATCTCTTTTAAATTTTTATAGTTATTAATTTTTGGTTACATCCTTTAGATTATCTTGATATGTTCGTTTGTTTCTATTCTTCATAAAGTTCGCAAGTGCCTTTTGTACTTCGGGATCTTCTAATGCTGAAAGATACATAGCCATAGACACCTCATTATCCCTATTGGCGGTCATACTATTCAGGTAGTCCTTTGTCGAAGCCCTTATATTCGTCAGGTTCTCCGATATAGCAGCTCCTTTCATAGCCTCCTTCTGTTCCCTCATCTGTGCATTGAATTGTTCATTGCTTAGTCCTAATTGTATACCCTGATTCAATGCTTGCGTGTTTAACTGTTCTGTCTGTTGTGCAAAATTAGCATTAATATTGTTTGCATTTGTTATCGCCTCTGAAATTTGTGTTTCCGCAGCTTTCATAACAGCAGGAATAAGATCTTGCCGTCCTATAGCCTGTAGTTGTTTTATGGTGGCATTCTTTGACGTTTCCAACTTATCTATAACGGGTTTAGCGGATATCCTTTGTCCTATGGTAAGATATGGTTCCCTTACACCTGTACCTGAAAACTTAGGTTCATTTATATTATGATATAATTCTCCCAATGACATCACATCATTTAACATTTTATTTGCGAATATATCACCCTTATTTTTTTTGATATTCTCAGCCATCATATTTAAAATATCCGCAGTATTATCTTTTTCTGTTGTTTTAACGGATACTGTTTCTCCAAGTTCAATAGGAGTATAATTATTTCTTATATCTGTTAGAAGTGTTTTATATTCTTCCAATATTTCAGGAGGCATCTTCGATAAATCATCTCCATATTTATTTTGTATCTCTCGATATCTTTTTATTTTATCCATATCAATCTTTTATTTTTTCAGGGTTCTTCTTATTCATAGCATCCACTTTTTTACTCTCCGTATCTAACTTCTTGACATTCTCTTTATGCCCTAATTCTATCTGTTTGCTGTCTACACCCAACTTTATAGCGTTGAACATGGCATCTAACTTAATCTGTAAAGCACTTAACTTCTGTTGTACATTACTACTCTTTGACTGTTCTGCTAGATATGACATCTCTACCTTATCTTCATTAGCGATTTTCTTTATTTCTCTCTCGTGTTTTTTATCTTCTATATATTGTTTCATTAGAATATCCTGTTGGTCCACCTGTGCCTTGCTTTGGGCTATGAAACTTGCTATCTCCAACTGTTTTTCAGCAATGAAATTAGCATGTTCTTGAGCTTGCATCTTTAGTTCATGTTCATATTGTTTAATTTCTTTATCGTTTTCCTTTTGTTGATCAAGAAGTGCCTGTTGATTTTTCATGGCAATATCATTCTTTTTCTTTATGATAGCCTCTGTTTTCTTTCTCATCTCAATAAGGGATTCTATATCTATTAGTTCCGATAGATCATTAGCATCTATTGTTCCTTTTGAATATTCAGATTGTAATATCTGTTTATATAATTCTATATTTTGTTGTTCCCTATTGTTATTTTCAACGGTAAGTTCAAGATCTATACCTTTAAACATCTCCGGTGGAAGATGGAATATATCCCTGCCATTTGTCCTATCATTAAATTCCATATATGTGTTATCAATTTTTCCAAATCTCAGATATAACATTAAAAGTTCATTTAATGCTTTTGCTTCTATATAGTCATGTTCCTCGTATAATATCTCCGTTATAAGATGCGATTGTTGTAATGCTATTTCCGTGTTTCCTACAAGATCTCCTTTTATAAGTTCTCCCTGTCGTTGTCTATTGACACCTACTATTTCACCCATAGTCTCCTTTATCTGCATAAGCACATTATCGTAATACTGTACAGATGAAGACACAGTGTTGTCAAATGAATTCCACTGATTAAAAGAATTGTTTATTTTCCTTCCTTGTACATCCACTGTTTGTATATACATCCTACCTTGGCTGATATTAGCTTCCCATTCATCCATGGTCATACCATCAGGTTTCTGAGATTTATCTATAACCTGTCCTTTGGCACCTGCTATAGCATAGGCAAGTTGCCGTAGCATATATATACTATTATATAGGTCTTGCAAATCTATAGTATTTTTTATGATAGAATATGGTTGGTCCATAACGGAATTATAGGTTTTTCCAAAGACAGGAAGATTGAATTTAGAATGTTTATCCACTGAACGTATTATCCTATTGTCTTTTTGTATATCTACCAACCACGTATTATTGATTATCGTACATGAATATCTATCTTGTGTATACCGTGTTTCAACTTTATCTTTATCACTATCATATAACTCGGTATCACTGACAAGATATTTATCCGTCTTATCATTTCTATTTATATAATATTCCTCCGTCTTTCCTTCTATCTCTATCTTTACATATTTATATTTTTTCTTATCAAGTAATATTTTGTCTATGGGAACCATATGTATAAATTCTTTAACCATAGCATCCTCACGTTGATTTTTTGATACCTTGAATTTTACCTCTCTTGTTTCCTTAAACCATATTCGTTCTCTTTGTATTCCTTGTTCCCTTGCTGCATTACCATCAGCAGCCAACTCTCCGGTAAAAATGGCTCCATAACCAGGGACAGATACAAAAGAACCCTCTGAATTATAAGTATTATCCTTTATTTCCACATTCAAATCTACGCCAATTTTTTTAAGTTGTTCTCCATATGCTTCCTTTAATTCCGTGCAAGGTATAGTGTCCATAATAGACACCCATGGTCCATCTTGTATATTGCGTATTCCTTTTATAATAGGATATTTCACGTTTATACGGTCTAATACCTCATAATGTAATTCTCCTGTTTTTTCATCCATATAAACGAGATATGCCTCCTTACCGATAACTACATTCTGCCTCATGTTTTCTATCGACTTGGCTTTCACCTCGAAGTCCTTGCGTAGTTTTATCATTATCTTCTGTGCAAGCTCCTCCCTTATATCTTTATATTTAAAAGAATAAAAATGTTCTATATTTTCTATTGTTTCTTGTGTAAGGGTATGTTCTTCATTAAAGACACGTAATATCTTGTCGAATTCCTTTTGAATAAAAGGATATTGTTGTTGTAGTTGCATTATCTGTTGTGCTTCTTCCTGAGATTCGGGTTGTTTCTGCAACATCTGTTGTAATTGTTGCATCTGTTGTTGCGTTTGGAAGATATAATCTTCATAGAATTGCTGTTTTTCCTTGTACAGTTGTCGTTGTGCATCTATATATGCCTTCTGTTTTGCTTCCCATTTAGCCTGCAATGAATCCCTGTCCACTGCAGATACGGTAAATTGCCATGTCCTTTTTGCCTGTTGGGATATAAGTACATCACATATTGGTCGCTGACAAGGTATATGTACTGTATACATAGGCATACGTGCATCACCCTTCTTTATAAGATATTCATACTTCTTCTTGTTTGGATTATTATTATAATAACTCCAATTGATTATATCTTGTTTTATTGATAATGGAATTCTTGGTTCCGATTCCGCTATCTTCTTTGCACGTATTTTTATATCTTCTTTATTCATTACCAACTAAGGCTTTTAAAAATTAATTTATCTCTATCAGGTTCATTGATATATGTCCTTTTATCTATATCTCCTTGTATTCCTGCATCTAAATATGGATTATATTTATTAAGATTATATTCATATATTTTTCTATCTTCTCCAACGACTTTTTTATATGTATAGTTATAATTATTATATCTGTATGCTTTATATTTTTCTGCATTGGAATATATATTCCAATTTTCACGTCCAAAATTATTCCTGTCAAAGTCATAATCATACTTACCTTCTATCATTGCCCTATAAAGAGCCATGCGGGTTTGTATACCGCCTAATTTTCCTTCGCTCTCCCTATACACCCTCTCCGATATCATTCGTCTCGAAGTGTCAGAAAAACCCTGTTTCTGGGCTTCTACGAGCATATCTATAACTCCAGACTTGATTGGTGTAGCAGTACCCCCATAAGAATACATCATAAAAGCTGCCTTTATATCTTCAGGAAGAGTGTCTATATTCACCCCCTTATTCTTCATCTCCGTTTCAAGATAACCCCAATTCCTGTCCATATCCTGTTCTAATAATTGTATGGCCTCCTGTTTTGTTATGCCATCCGCATAATCTCCTTGCCATCTCTCAATAGATTTATCATCCGACAACTTATGTCCGTAACCTATAGTCCAATATCCATTAGCATCTTTGTACGGTTTATCGGAGAACGATTCCGCACTCGCTATAAATCTTGCCATTTCCCTTTTATCAAATGGCTTGTTCTTTGGCTTTCCTCCTTGATATATCATATTGCAACCCTTTGTAATATTCCTCCTACTTCTCTCCATATAGATGCTTTTTCTATAGTCTTTGACTTTACATCTACAATAGACAGGTTCTCCGTTTCCTTATAAGCGATAAGACTCTCTGCTGATGCCATTGTTATATCACAATTGTATTTATCACCTGGTACATATCTGAATTTAGCAAAAGCTAATATCTGTCTTGGTATCCACAACCTATTTATTTGCTCCTCGTCTATCTTATCTCTTAAATTTGATAATACATGAGGCTTTAAACTCTTATCCGTACCATATCTGTTAGATGAACGTTGTTCTTTGATTTGTCCTGCAAAGGCAAGAGAAGGTTTTTCCATGAGATATTTATAAGCATTCTTCTTATGAAAATAATCAAAAATATGTGGATTTACATATTCTATGTTATTAAGTACATTATAATATATGCATCCCATAAGTACATGTTCATAGAATCTCTCCTGCCCTCCAGTATCTATACCTGGTCTTTCAAGAATAAGCATTACCCATGTATTGGAGAATGGACTGTCGCTTTCATTCCTCCATTTCTTATACACAGTAAAAGAACCTAACGAATCACTTGTCTCTGCCTCGTCCTGGTTATAAGTATCCGTACCTCCTACATAAAGATTGGCATATACATCACCATTAGGTGTTGTATCAGGTTCTTCTACTATTTCACAATACCATTGTTCTTTTATAAGATCTTCTTCTGTTGCATCAACGAAACGAACGCCAGCATTCATATCCTTTGTGTTATTCCATTCCAAATGTCCTTTACGTGTTATCTGTGCTTCCTTATGGGATATGATATAGTTATATCTCTGCATAAGCAAACGTACCCTTTCAGGTCCTAGATAACCTCCTGAATTGGTTTGAAAAACATCATCCAAATATATTGCTTGTGTGGATATATGTGTGTATTTTTCCTTAGCACTTAATAATGCTCTTTCTTTAAGAATATATTCTATTCCTTCTTTTACTTTTGGATTTCCGTCCTTGTCAAGTATCTTATATGTATATGCAGGACAAAAATGTGCTACCTTCACATTTCCAGTATCTCCTTCTTTCTTCCATTTGTTTGTAAAAGATAAGCAGTCATGCTGTTCCGGATGGTATGCCCTTTCCTGTAAATCCGTTACTCCTTTATCCATGCTGCCTCCTGTTCCTATATACAAAAGATATCCTGTCTTTTTTGTTCCTACTTTTATAGACGGTTTGACATGCCCTGCTACTTTAAGGGACCATCCCTTTTTCCCCTTACCTACTTCTTCAAAAACTACAAAATAAGGAGAATAACGTGATAGTGCTTCTGGATCATCATTGGCATTTTCCGTAAAAACCTCTGATCCATTTAGTGATTTCACATGTTGTTTATTGTCAAAACCACGTGCTTTACGTAATGTGAACTGTGTGTTGGAAAGTACATCTAATCCTCTTGTAAAGTTAAAGAATGTATTGTCTGCATCTGTTTGTTCTCCTGCTACTATAATATTTTGAGACATGGGAAGGAATAAGTAATTATATCCTAACTTACATGCTATTTCTTCCGAAAATCCAAGTTGTCGTGATTTTGTTTCTTGACAATCCTTTTCTTGTTCTATCATCATTTCAAGTCTGCGTGAAAACAGAAATTGATGTGCTAAAAAGTTGGGATTTATAAGTGTTTTTCTTTCCTCATCTTCCTTCGCGCCACGCATTTTCCAGAAGTTAAGGTAAAAATAATAGAATCCTGATATGTATACTGTCTTATTCTTTATCCATAAGTTGTATTCAGGAAGAAAACAATCGTCTTCTGTCCATAAGGCATCTATGCCATCTATAAGGAAGTCTCCTCCCTTAGCAATGGCATTTTCTACAATATAACCATTAAGACATCTATATATCTGTTTCTTCCACCATTGTTCGTCTATAACTATATTCTTGTCTATATAATATTGTATGAGTTGTTTTTGATTTAAAGACATCACCTCTTGATAATCCTTATAGAATAAATCATTCTCACGAGGCAAATCTTTGCCTTGTACAACAGGAGAAAATCGTTTGGTGTCTATGAATATCATGCCTTCAAATATGCTTTTTGTTGTTCTTTAGTCATACTATGGTATTTTTCCAATATGGATACCCCGTCGTATTTCAATTTTAATTCCCCCTTCTCTATATTAGCCCTTCTGACAGCCTCATCATATTGTTGGGATAACTTAAAACTTTTATCCACTTCTTTAATTAATATATTGCTATCATTAAGTTCTACTTCCTTTTTTATAGTGCCCGTAAGTTCATGTGCTTTTAGTTTTATAAACTTACCATTCTCATCTTTTCTATACAAATCAAAATCATAGTTTAGACAATAAGGTATTTCTATCTTCTCTTTGATTTTTGTGTCAAGGTTAGCCACTCTTTCCTTTTCAATAGATATAGCCTCTTTAATTGTTTCTGCTAACCGTTCCTCTACTCCCATTTGTAGCATCTTGTAAAGTTCTATAAATGCCACAACCCTCCTATTCCCATCAATATTGGTTGGCATCCTTCCATTGAAGTAGGATTCTAATACGAGTATCTTTCTTTCCTGGTAAGGAAGATTAGATAGGGGATGATCTCTATTATACATATGATACACCCATTTACATACCTTTTTAAAATAAGACTTATCCCCTATCTTATCATTAATATAAAGGTCCCTTACAGCAGGAATATCCAATGCCTCTGGAACAATTACAACTTCTTCCTTTTCTTCATTATAACTTAACATCACCTCTATCTTTAACGTAAAATGGAAATTTCTCTTTCATGCCTACCTTTGTAAGCAACTTTTCGCATATCTTATCAAGACATGCTCTACTATTAGACACCCATCCCTTTTTATCATTTATCCCTACAAGCACGCATCCTTGTGTATTTCGAGGTTCGTTTCCTGAATGACATAATATACCCTCAAAGTCATTAACGCCGAAAATACGCAAGCAAATGCCAAATTTAGGGTTATTTTCTATCCATGCAAGATAGCAGAATCCTTCAGGTGTATAAGGAATGGCAGTCTCACCAAATACCTTGGCCTCCCCTTTATCCTGTAAGTCCCCGTCTTTATTATAGTCCCTGACTTTGTCTTCAAGGGAATTACATATTTTCGATTTTTCTATAAAAAAATCTCCTATAGTATAATTCATCTGTAATGCCCATCTGTATACTACACAATATGTCTTTGGAATTCCTCTTATCTTATACATCTTTTTCTCCTTTCTTTTCATATTTAGATTTAAAAATTTTTCCTATATTACCTCCTGTAATAAGTGCTCCTATTCCTGCAAGAATCCATGCGATTCCATCCATATCACTATCTATTTTCCCATCATATATCACATCTATCATCAAGGAAACAGCTATCACAATACCTATGATAAAACCAATAATAACACTTGCCACAATGGAGAATGACCTGCTTGAATACTCGGATCCTTCTTTAATCAACTCAAGAAAAAATTTAAATGGTTTCATTTTATTATATAATTAAATAAAGTGTTTAAGCCACTATAATATGCCATTACTATACCAAGTACTATGGCTATAACTAATATCATCGCCAACTTTGGATGAAGACAATAAAATCTTAATGGTTCCATTATCAACATATCCCTTTTTATCTTTTTTACTTCCTCTTCGGTCTTTTGTAAAGAAGTCATCTTGTCATCAAGGGACTTTAACTTTTTGTTAATATCAATTTGTGTTTCATTGATAGAAGTAAATCTATCATCAACTAATTTTGTTATTAATATTATTAGTTTTCCATTCTTATCGTTTTCCATCAAATCTTTGATTTTATCAGTTATTTCTTCGCTCATATCGGTTGTAGGTATTTATGTACGGCTTCTGCTCCTCTCTCTGCTATACTCCATGGAACTATAACACGACTATGGAATTTTTCTTTGTGAAGATTTCCTTTTAAATCGTACCATAAACATATTATGCCATCTAATTTATTTACTTTCTTCTTGGTGAAACCCGAACCATCCGCTTTTGGTTTATCAGGCACTTCTATTATCCTGTATACTATCTCTATGACATTCATTTTCTGGTAAAGGTTATCCTTAAATGCTACGTCATCACCTTCCTTGAAATGTATCTTTTCCATCATGAATTATATTTATCTATATCGTTATTCTTTACTATAGCGGAAATATCCCATTCCTTGATAACATGGAATATTTTTCCATTATATATCAAATGTTCAGATGGCATAGACCTAAGCATTACCTTATCACCTGTCTTCATATCACTCTTTATACCTTCACCTATCGACAAGATTATACCATGAGCTAAACCATATGGATACATCTCAGCGAATGCTTCTATTTCCATATTTACTGATTTGGCATATTTATTTAATATACCTTTACTTATAAATGTAGTCTCATTATACTGTGTGGCATCAGGCATATTATAGATAAGTGCTATAATTATACTCTCGGCCCTTGCTACTATTGTCTCAGGAAGAGTTTTCCCTTGTTTCTCGTTTAATCTGTCAAATACTTTTTTCTTAACTTCTTTCATTATCTCTTTTATTTTAATGTTTTTAAATATTCTTTTAATGTATATTTTCTTTTTTCATTTAGGTTATATCCATCATTATTGGCTTTTATTGTTGTTTTATTTTTTAATTTTTTTTCTTCTTTTAATAGCTTTATCGCCGCAAATCCTTTCTTTATGTCGATTTTCTCTTTGTTGATTTTTTTCCCTGATGCAATTCCGAAAACAATATCCGTTACAAAGATAATTGTTATAGCTAAAATCATATTG